CCCTTATCCGCCTGCATACGCCTTTCCCTTATAGCAACCATGCTCCTTTCGTTGGAAGCCTGACCCTTAGACGCCTCGTACCGCCCTAAATGGTCTTCAATGTCAAAAGCGGTGGACTGCATCATAGCCATAATACCCGCAGGGACTTCCGTCTGAGACTCCCTTGACGGCTTATTAAGCCCTGCAACTGCGTTGTATCGGATAAACATTCTGTTTGTGCGGTTGGCTTCAGCCCATTCCGTCTCAAAGCCCTTTATTTGACGATGATCTACAATAAATGGAGATTTTGGGGCCAGTCCGATAGCCTCGGTTGCCGCTGAAGCATGATAGTTATACATTCTCTGAGGATCTTTAGCCCCTCTGATAAGCGAAAGATAATATTTCTTGCCATTAACGATTATTTCATCACCCAAAACAGGAATAATAGGTATGTATTTGCCGGGCCATTCCTCTTTTCTCAAAACGTCCGTTCCGGTAATCTTGGCAAGCATCACCTTGTGGGTTTCAACTGTTCTTTCTTTAATAATAATTCCGCCGTTGGTAGTAATATATTCCGGGGTTATTTCCTTACTTAGTTCAATTACCTCTCCACCCTGAAGCTGAACAATCTTTTTAACCACAGGCTCTTTATAGAAATAATCCATTACCTGAATCTGGTCATCAGTCAGCCACACCCCTGCCCCGCTGTCAGCACTTCCGAAATTCTGCGTTCCGGCAGACGGATATTTCTTCTGAAAATCCTTCTTGTCAACCCATTCTTCGTGAAAACAGTACTTAGCGTCCTCAAACATAAACCCGATAGCCGCAGGGTCAAAATGAATAGACACCGGATTGGGAATCCTTTGAAGCGTTATGTCCTGATCGAATGAAAGGTCGTCAACGTATTTGGTATTTATCCTGAAATAACCTATTGAACCCGCAATAGCACACGCATAAGCCGTATCGTAAACGGTACTTGCATCACTCAGGTATTCTATCTCTCTTATTAAATCATTATAAAGCCCTGCCATTCTGACATCTGCCTTACTGTCAACCGGAATGGTCTTGATTCTTGCCCTGTTCTGCTGTTGGTCGCCACGAATCTGACGCAGAAACTTCTGTATCTTATTGACGGTGTTTATTGGCCGACCAGACCTCTCTCTTTCTGAACGAATCTCATCGGGCCATTGCCCCCCGTCAACATCGTAGGCAAATCTCATGTCATCCGTAAACTCGTTGTAAATCCTGCTCCATCCGGTGGAGGATACTTCGTAACGGTCTTTGGCTTCCAACAATAATTCTTCGTCTTTCATGGTTTCTCCAATAAAAAAGCGGGCAGAATCAATTACGATCCGTACCCGCCTCAGTTGTTCTGACAGCGTTATGTTATTATATGCTAGCCATCTTCTTCACTTAGTTGATCTAGTAATGCACTCATTTGTCCTTTAAAGTTCGCAACAGTACCATACACAGGAATCAAGACTTGGTAAACAGACTTACCTTCTATTATGCGATCTAGCCCACCTGCTAATACGTGAACCGTACGACCTATTATTCCCGTTGTTATTCTAACCGCTATTTCAGGAGATAGTGTTGCCTCATTATATCTCCGTTCAATATCCACGCTAATTACCTGTCGTTCCATATACCCCCCCTATGGTTTAAGCGTTTCCGTCTTCTTTACTAAAACTATCTTTCCAGCTTCAAAAGAAAGCTCAACCTTACCATAAAATTTGTCATTGATAAGTTTCTTAATCAACTCAATAGCCCACATCAGGCCACCATCCAACCCGCGCTGCGATGCGCGGTAATATCCGGTAAAGGTTTAATTACATAGTTATCGTACTTCGTTCCTGTGTGAACCATTCTATGACATCGCCTGCAATATGTTATACCGTTGTTAATATCCAACCTAAGCTCAAAGAACACAGCAAAAGGTTTTATATGATGAGCATGTAAATCACCACCACGCTGACCACATATCTGGCAAGTCCAATCATCTCTAGTAAAAACCGAATTTCTCCAATGTTCATAATCAATAGAATTTCTGATTAGAGTATTCTTGGGAGTTATACCACCCTTCCATCTAGGTGCATTAGTGCCTATTCTTTTTGCTCTACCGCTTTCCCATGCGTTCCTTAATTTTTCTTTTGCTTCCTCGTCCATCTTTCTTCCAGTGAATAAAAGAGACATTCGTTTCTTATGCTCATCTGTATGTTTATATCCCAAACTATATTTTTTACCTTTTGTTCGTTCTCCATTCTTACGGCAAAATTCCTCAGATCGTTTTTTGCCTTTTTGAGCAAGGCTCATTTTCTCTCGTGTTTCGTCAGATATAGGAGGATGTGTTGCATGCCATGAATCCTTTATCTTTTGCTTTGTCGCTTCTGTTTGTTTTCTTCCCATTAGGCTCCCATCCATGCACTGTTCCAAGAGGATTGTCTTGCTGGTAAGGGCTTGATCTGGTAGTTGTCGTAGCGTGTACCTGTGAGCGAAAAACGATATGCATTTTCCATGAAATGGTCGTTTTCCTTCTGAGGCTTACCGTTGTCGTCAAATACCCATCTCATTACCTCGTAAAGCCATCTTTCGCAGGTGTTGAATACATACATCGTGGGAAGGCCGTTAGCCCCTCTCAGCCAAGTCTGGAGGTTCTTGATGCCGCTGTCTTTGTCTTTTGAAGCCACATGTAAAGTTATCCCGTGTTCGCTTAACCTCTCCTCAAGAATCGAATACGTATCCCTTACGTCAGTACCTAAACGGTTCCTGATATACGAAGTGTCTCCCTTCGACAGAGGATCGATAAACGCATCTCTTATGTTCCACCCGCCCCTGAACTTCCTGATAATGTCATCCGCTATCTGCTCTGCGGAAATGTTGTCCCACGTCTCTCCTATGACGTAATTTATCTCCTGTTTGTTGGTAGTCCAGTAAGAAATAGCCTGCGGGGTGTTCAAATGAAAATCTATCATCGGAACCACAGGCCAGTCGGTAGGCACTTCAAACGGCTCTATAACGTGAACACTCGTATCAAACCCCTTCAATACCCTGCCCACCAATGACTTGAACTCTCCAAATACCCTCGGAGGAACATCCGCAGGGTCAATATCTTTGATAAACTTCAATATCTTCAGCTTGGAAATGTCCCCGTACCTCTCGTCCGGCAAAACACTCTCAAGAAACTTCTCACACCTCGCGCCCCTGTCGGAAACGGGAATACCCTTCTCCTTGTCATCATACAAAACTAAATCAAAATACCTGTCCTTCTCATCTTCCGTCAACCCCTCCAGAACAGCCCTGTCACTGTTATACAAATCAGGATTGTCCGTTATCTTCAAACCCTGAACTATCCCAACGTCCCTACGACCACTCAAAACTATATCGTCCAATATCCACGCTTCCTTTATCGGCGTCAACGATAGCAAAGTCTTACCATTGTCCAACAACAACCCTCTACTCATCGCCTTAAACTTGTCCCTCGGCGGAGGCTCATCTAATATAACTCCCTGTATCCTGAACGACTCAAATAAATCCACCGCCTGAGCATACGACATCAACGTAATCGTCGAACAATCCTTAAATGTCCCGTCACGGTTGATTATCTCCCAGAAAAACTCAACACCCTGCTCATTCTTCTTGGTACGATACCAACCCTTCGGAAACCATATCTTCATCTCAGGAATCAAAACATGACCAATATGCTGCTTCCAGTCCTCACCCGTTAAAATAATATTAACCGGAGGCTCAATCCCCAACGAAGACTTCCTATACCACTGACCTCCTACCTCAACACCATCCTCCGCACCCTCCTCAACATAACTCCACGGCTCATACCCCAATACCCAAGAACCCAGTATGTTTATCACCAGACAAGATTTTCCGATCTTGTTCGAACTCACAAGCGCAGTCGTGGTCTTTCCATGAACCATCTCCAACGCCTTCTTCTGCCATGGATAAGGCTCAAAAAAGAATATACGGTTCTCCTTCTCAAACCGCGCTAACCGGGACTCAGGACTTTCCTTTGCCATTCCTCTTCCTTATTCCCTCAACCTCAACCCTCACACTCTCGTCAGGCCTGGAATACATCAACTCCACCAAACCCCTCAACTGAGTATTATTCTCAAATAACTCGGCAACACGATAATCCAAATCACTCA